GAATCTGCTACATGCGACCGATCAAGGCTTGATTGCGGGTTACTGCATTGACTATTCGCTGATGTTGCACTTGTGGGAGCATATCAAAGGCGGCAACGTGAGTCACCTTAACGAGAAGGGCAACGTATCGACGAAACCTGAGGCTAACGCGTTCGACAAGGTTTGCACTAGACTGATGAAGCGTGAGGCCGAACTAGGTTTAACGCCATCATCGAGGGCACGACTTAGGGCACCGCAGGCCGAAGAGGAGGACGTTTTTGAAGAGTGGCTAAAGAGGGCAACAGGTTGATAGCATCGGGCGTTCGACAAAGAGTCGAAGACTACTGCGAAGCGGTTGAATCGGGCGAAATTATCGCTTGCGACCGTGTGGAGGATGCCGTACGCCGATACCGCCTAGACTTCGAGCATCAAAGCACGCCAGAGTTCCCCTATCACTTCGACGAGCGACACGCTACGGCCGTGTGCGATTTCTTCCCGTTGGTGCTACGCCACAGCATAGGCGAGTTTGCAGGGCATCCGCTTATCCTTGAAGACTGGCAACTCTTTGGGCTATGGAACATCTTCGGTTGGAAGCGGAACGATGACAACTCAAGACGCTTCCGCAAAGTGTATTGGTCGATGGCTCGGAAAAATGGCAAGTCCACGATGATAGCCGGGCTATGCCACTATCTAGCGATGGCTGACATTGACCCGAAGACGCGCAAGCCGGAGGCGGTCGGTCAGATTCTATTGACCGCGACGAAGAAGGAACAAGCGGACGTTGTGTATAGCGAATGCGAACGGATGGTTGACCAGTCACATCCATTGCAGAAATACACGGACATCAAAAACGAGACAATCACTTACCGCCACAACCTATCCTTCATACGCAAGGTATCGAGCGAGAAGCCCTTCGATGGACTGAACCCGCATTGCGTTGTAATGGATGAGTTGCACGCATGGGGCGAGTACCATCGCAAGTTCTACGACACAATGGTCACGGGGTCAGGGTCACGCTCGCAGCCTTTGCACCTGATCATCACGACAGCCGGTGCGGATGATTCGTTACTGTGGCTTGATGAGTACACGTACGCAGTCAACGTGGTAAGCGGCATTCACAAAGATGAGTCGCTCTTTGCGTTGATTTACGAGCTTGACGAAAAGGACGATCCAGCGGAAGAAGCAAACTGGAAGAAGGCGAATCCGAATCTTAATGTTTCGATCAAACTTGACTACCTTCGCCAACGCTGGAATGAAGACAAGTCAACGGCGTTGGGCGTTAATCGCTTTACTCGTTATCACGGCAATCGCGTTGTATCCTCAACTGAAAAAGCTTTTGACCTAGCCGCGTTTGATCGATGCGTCGGCGTTCATTCGGATTGGCGTGAAGCTGACGGACTAGGAGCGGGTGTTGACTTAGGATCGAGGGACGACCTCGCAGCGTATGCAATTTGCGGACGCTTTCCAGTTGCGGTCGACGATAAGGGAAAGACGGTCTACCGCTACGAAATCAAGACGCGGGCATTCATTGCGGCAGACTCAAAACGCGATCTATCCGCGATGCCGTTTGCGGAGTTCATCCACACGGAAGAGTTGTACAAGTGCGAGTATCCTATTGAGGACTTGACCGCATCGCTAATTGAAGAGCTTGAAGCGTACGAGATTCAGACGGTGGCGTACGACCCCTACAACGGACAGCAGTTGGGCGAGAAGTTAGAAAAGACCGGAGCGGTAGCGGCTCGCATGGCTCAGAATCAAGCCAACTTCAACGAAGCAATACGCGACTTTATTCAGTTGATGCAAGAGGGGCGGCTTGTCTTCTCAGATAGCAAACTGCTCAGGTGGTGCGCCAACAATGCGATACTATGTAAAGACCGTCAAGACCGCTGGATGTTCGACAAGAAGAACAGCAAAGACAAGATCGACCCTATCGTCGCTGCGGTGATGGCGTACCGCATTGCAAGTTTGCAAAAAGAGCGTTCATCGGGTAGTTTATACGTTACTTAAAGGGAGTATGCCGAATGTCACTGATGACCGCACTATTGCAATGGATGGGTTTGAACGAAGACCAGTTCAGCAACGGTCGAAAGGTCGGCGTACGCGAAGCCCTCGGAGTACCGCCAGCATGGTACGCCCATAACAAACTGACCGGAGACTTCGGGCGATTGCCAGTCGATGTTAAGCGGCGTGAGGGTGACGGAGCCGTAAACGATACCGAGCATCCCGGCTACATCCTGTTAAGGGAAGAGCCCAACAAGGTTCAAGCACCGACGACCTTCAAGGAACAAATGCTTTCGCACGCTCTTATGCGTGGCAACGGTAGGGCAGCGATTATTCGAAGCGGCGGACGGCCCACTGAGTTGATACCGATGCTGCCTGAGAACACCTGGACGATCATTTACAACGGCAAGAAATGGCACGTTACCGAGCCAGAAGATCAAACCAAAAAAGACCTCTTCGACGGGTTTGATACTGACAAGAACGGCTACTTAATCTTTCCCGATGCTGATGTATTGCACCTTCCGGGCTTTTCGTACGATGGCGTTGAGGGGATCGGATTGCTTGATATTGCGAACATTACGTTTTCTACGGGTGTTGAGCAAACCAAGTTTACCAATACGCAATTGCGACGCGGCTTTAGGGGTAAACTCTTTTTAGAGGCACCTGCTGGAGCGTTTCGCAAAGCAGAGGACGCGAAAGAGTTTATTGACGCGTTCAACAAGGTCGAAGCAGGAGCCGAGAACTCCGCTAAAGCCGGACTGCTACGCGAAGGCGTGAAGGCAAACGCGGTAAGCATGTCGAACAACGATGCACAGTTTGCAGAGTTGCAACGCTTTACTAGGCAGGATATCGGCATGCTCTTCGGCCTTGAAGGTATGCCGGGGGATGGGGAGTCCACTTCGTACAATTCGCTTGAGCAAAAGAACCTAGCCTACATGCAAGCCCTTGACCGTTGGCTAGTCAAGTTCGAGGAGCAATGCGACATGAAGCTCCGAACGCCACAAGAGAAGCAAACCGGCGAGGTTTACTTCAAGTTCAATGCGGCCGCACTCTACAGAACAGACTTGCGTACCACGATGGAGTCATTTTCCAAGGCGATTGCATCGCGGATCATGAATCCGAATGAATGCAGGGCGAAACTCGATCTTAATCCCTACGTCGGCGGCGATGAGTTTATCAACCCCGCCATCTCCGAAGCGACCGGCGAACAGTCGGTGGATGAAGTCGAGGACACTCCAGAGGACGACGCAGAGGACGCGACCGAAGACGCACAAAACGCGATGGCAGTCGAGCAGATGTTGCGTGACCTGATCAAAACAGAGGGCAACAACGCAATCAACGCCAGCGGAAAGGCTCAATTTGTCGCTTGGATCGCTAAAAACTATCCAAAGTGGCAAGCGAAATTAGCGGATAAGATCGAAGCCATCGGACTTGACCGCGATCTAGCACGCATCCATTGCGAGAAATCGACGCTGATTTTGGCCGAATTAGCGGCTAAAAACGGGGGCGAATCGCTCAAAAAAGCGGTCGAAAACGAGGTGAAAACGTGGGAAAACAGGATTTTTGACCTAAAAAGAGGTGGAAAATGATTGAAATCAAGGCGGAGCTAAACGAAATCCTGCTTAGCGGCGTTGTTGGGGACGGATGGGACGAGAACCCGATTACTCAGCGTGGCGTGGTCGATGCTCTTCGCTCCTTCGGGTCAAATGCCGTTACAGTTCGCATTAACTCACCAGGAGGAGCAGCGGACGAGGGTATCGGCATTTATAACGCACTGCGATCCCACAAAGGCGAGGTGACAACGATCAACGACAGCCTAGCAGCGTCAGCGGCATCGATTATTTTCCTCGGTGGTGCTAAGCGATTGATGGCGGACGGCTCAAGGCTTATGATCCATCGAGCGATGGGCTTTGCATTCGGCAACCGGGAAGAGCTGGCGAAGGTCATAAACGCCTTAGAATCCTACGACGCAAGCCTAGCCGATATCTATTCGCAATACGCGAAGCTATCGAAAAGCGAAATCGAGGCTGCGATGGCAAACGAGTCGTGGTACGAAGTCGAAAAGGCTATCGAGTTAGGCTTTGCAACTGGTCGAGTTGAGAACGGCAACAAGAAGCGAAAGACCAGCAACGCATTCGACCAAGCAAGAGTTAATTTGCTTAAAGCAAAGATGGCTCAGTACGCCGGAGGCTTGACAAGCCGATAGCGACTTGCTAGGTTTATTGCGTCGGCCAGAAGTGCCCACACTCTGCAACTAATTAGCGGCAGTGACACACGGGAAATGTTTTAAGTAACACCGTGGCAGTCATGCCGCTATCTTGGTAAATCGACTGCCACACAGCACAGGGAGCAGTCGAATGAAGACCGCAAAGCAAATCGGCGAAGAAATCCAAGCCTTGCAAGCCAGGGTTAAGGGCATTCAGGACGTAGCATCGCAAGACAACCGCGACCTACTCGCAGACGAACAAGCAGAGATCGACGCAATCGTCGGAACTGACGGCAAAGCCGGTCAGATTGAGAATCTAAGCAAGGAACGCGAACGAGCAATTCGCATCGAGTCGGCGGTGTCCAACACTGTCCGACAAGTCAACGAAACTCGAAGCGTCGAAGCGTCCGCATTCCGCATCCCTGCAACCGCACGGGCAACTGGAAAGCTCAAAGCCTTCAAAGGCCCAGATGCCGAACGCGATGCGTTCAAAGCCGGGCAATTCTTCCGAGCGTTGAACGGAAACACTCAAGCCCGTCAATGGTGCCGCGATAACGGCGTCCTCAATG